TTAAGCGAGTTGGAATTTAAATATGATATCTATATTATCAGCGGTAACATCAACTTTTGATATAAGATTATTAACAATTTTCTTTTTATCTTCATAAGAAATTTTGCTAATGGGGATTTCCCCAAGTTCAGATTTAACTAAGTCAAATATCTCAGAAGTAGAAGGCTTATCAACTTCATTTATTTTTGCTTGAATTAATTTTTTCTCTCCTTGCAGCATTTCAGTTCGCTTTTTTAAATCATCCATTGTAATAAAATCATTTAGATATAAGTCTGAGTTTTTTTGAATTTTATTATTAATAGATTTTAGCTGTTTTTTAAATCCTGATGTATCAACTTTGGTTTCTTCTTTTATATTTAGAATTTTTCTTAATTTCTTGTCGCTCTTTTGAAATCCGTTTAGTGTTTTTAAAACAATATCCTCAATCCATTGCATATCATAAGCTCCTGAATCACACTTCTTATTATCGTTATAAGTAGTCACTCCTTTAGTTTTTCTGGGAAATCTATTAACACATTGGTATTTCATTGTACGGCTTCCGTCTTTTCTCCTATGGCCTAAAACAATCCTCAAAGGAGCGCCACAATAACCGCAACGAGCTATTCCAGAAAGTAGATACTTTGCCTGAAAAGGTCTTGGATTGTTATTTTTTTCATAGGTTTGTTGTTGACGGACTTCTAATTCCTTTTGAACCTTTAAATAAGTTTCATGAGAAATAATGGGCTTGTGCAATCCTTCAAAAGTGTTATTTTTATATTTTATATAGCCACAATATACGGGATTATCAAGAGTTTGCCGTATTGTTCGATAAGACCAAGGGAGTTCTTTTGCGATATGCCCATCTTCATTAAGCTTATCCCTTAACTTAGTAATTGAAGTTCCTTTTAGATATTCGTTAAATATTTGTTCTACAATTGATGCTTCTAAAGGATTTATTTCCAATATTCCAGTTTCCTGATTGTGGGAATATCCAAATGCTGTCTTTGCCCACATCATAGATTTACCAGACTTGGCTCGTCCGATTTTTCCCATAGTCATCCGTTCTTTAATGTTTTCACGTTCAAACTCATTAATTGCTGACAGAATTGTTAAAAATAAACTACCCATAGCAGAGGAAGTATCTATACTTTCGCTTAAGGAAATAAAGTCTATTTCATTTTTTGTAAAGACGTCTTTAACTAAATACAGAGTATCCCTTACACTCCTTGAAAGTCTGTCTAGTTTATAGACAATCACTGTATCAAATTTTTTTAAGCCTATGTCAGTAATCATTTTTTCCATTGCGGGGCGTGTTAGCTTTGAACCAGAAAATCCGGCATCTGTATATATTTCTGAAACTTTCCAGTCCATTGCCTCACAGTACATCTTTAATTTATCTATCTGCTCATCTATAGAGTATCCTTCCTCTGCTTGGTTCGTTGTTGATACTCTGGTGTAAATAGCCACCTTTTTACTCATTTGCTTTTTGCTCCAATTCTGTGTTAAAATTGAGCATAGTAAAACATCACATCTTTTGTGTGTCTTGCTATACATTTGTGATTAAGCCCTCCTCCTCTACCAAAACTTGGAGGGCTTTTTTTGTTTTATGAATTAATTTTTTGTCTATTTTCGATAGATAATTGAACTAAAAATCTATAAAAATCTGAGACATCAAGTTTTTTAGGGAAAGAGAATTCATGAGTTGAAAGAGTTGTTGTTAGAGATTTGTAGTATGGGTTAGAAAGATAAGTGACATACATGTTAGTATCATCAAATCCAAAGCCAGCTGCAGTATAACGAACATCAACAATACTATCTAAGAAAATTTGTGTGATAGCTTTTTTCTGCCCGGTAACTCCTTGAGCGTCAATAAAAAGAAGTCGATTGTTGGTTACAATAATTTCATCACGAATCAATTTATAAGATGAAATAATTTGCTCATTTTCAACAAGCATGTGTGACCAGTTAGCTGTGGCAGTTTTTGTGCTTTGTGCTGATGCGTTTCCCAACATTCCTTGTAAGAAATTTCCAGAATCAGCGCCAGATACAGCTTTATCAACTCTACGAGTAGTATCTGAAATCTTATCAGATGCAACTTTTGCAGCTTTATCAGCGACTTTATTTAGATTATCTAATAATCCCATAAAAAAACCTCCTGCCTAGCTTTTAACGAGGTTCAGGTCTTGCTCGTAGATTAATTTATGCTACACCTAATAGTTCTTGAAATTCTCTCTCAGCTAAGTCATAAAAAGAGTGGTTAAGATTATAGGCTTCTAAAAAATTATAAATATTAATTGACTCAATAATATCAAAATAACTAATATAATCAACAGCAAATTTGTGTATTTGCTCTTTTTTTATTTTTATATTAAGTTCATCCACAAAAATTTCATTTATTGCTTCATACATTTCATTAAATTCTTTTGAAATAATCGAATAAGCAAAATCATAAGGGCAACCAGTAATTTCTATGAATAAATTAAAGTGGGAATAATCTCCACCTTGTTTCTCAAACATGTCCCAAAGAAGGAGTATTGCTTCTCGATGGGCTCGACTTTCGTTTGGGCTTGTTGTATCACAATCTCCACCTCTGTAATCATCATGGTTAAGTATATGTGATAATTCATGAGCGTGATCAAAAGGTCGTGCATTTTTTTCGTATCCACCTAGACCAAGCAAAGGGGCAACCCAAGCTACTTGATTATTCCAATTCCCCAATCGGTAATCAATATGCTGATTCTCAATTTCACAAATCAGTAAGCTATTTAGTTCCTGTTCATCCATAGCTCACCTCTTATTTATTATTATTATTATCTATATCTTTAGCTTTTTGAGTAATTTCATCCCAACGGTCAGCAAACACAAGGCGAATCATCGCTTTATCTTTTTCTGTCAGTGGACGTCCACCAGAAGAAACTAATTTATCCCAAACAGCATCATCATCAGTATTGGCAAGCTTTGAAATATCAAAAGGTTCGTTTTTGGGAACGACTCCTGCTCCATATACTAAAGTATTCATATCTACATTAAAAAAATCAGCTAAGGCGTTTATATCTTCAAGCTTAGGCGAATTATCCCCACTTTCCCATCTAGAGATAGCAGATTCAGTTTTTCCCATTTTTTCAGCTAATTGTTTCATTGTTAAGCCAGCTTGCTGACGTAAAGTTTTAACCATTAACGAAAACTTTATTTCTTTATCTTCCAAAAATAAAACATCCTTTACTACATTTAATAACTTGATTATAACGCAATGAAATAAAAAAAACAAGTAAAAACTTGCAAAAAAATAAAGTTTTTACTTGCAAAAAAATCAAGTTAGAGTTATAATATATTTGTGGTTAGGAAATAGCCAAGAAAAAAAGAAGGGAAATAGGGAATTGAATGGAAAATAAAAATGATACTTATGAACCATTAGATGAGCTACTTGAATCAACTGGTTTAAAGTATAATTATATCGCTGAAAAGATGGGGGTTACCTATGATGCCTTGCTGAGATGGCGCAAATCTCCAAACTCCTTAACTTTAGACAAAGTTGTTCAACTCGGCAAAGTTACGGGACTTGGGACTCAAGCGATACTAAATGTTATGCATGAGTTTCCTTATGAAGTTAAATAAAAAATTTTAAAACAAAACTTGATTTTTTCGCAAGTTATTATTTTAGAAAGGTAATGAGATGAATCAAATTGAAAACACACTAACTTCACTTGAAGTTGCAGAAATGGTCAGCAAAAATCACAAAGAGGTTTTGCGTGACATTAGAAAGATTATTGAACAATCAGGTCAGCGCAAAGTTGCGCTCACGTATTTCCAAGAAGATACCTATGAAGATGTTCAAGGAAAGAATCAACCAATGTATCGAGTAACTAAAAAAGGATGTGAGATTTTTGGAAATCGGATGGCTGGTGCTAAAGGAACGCAGTTTACTTTTGGATATGTTGAGCGGTTCAATCAAATGGAAGACCATATCAAGAAAGTTCAAATTCCAACAACACAACGGGAGCTTGTTCAACTTGCATTATCTGCTAATGAAGAAACAAACCAACGAATAGATGTAGTTGAAACTAAGATTCAAGAAATTGAAGAAAACAAGTTGATTACTACAGAAGATAAAGGAACTATTGATTCTCATGTACGCAAAAAAGTAGCAAGTATTTGTCGAGACTTGCGGCTTGACCAACAAGCGAAAAGTTTACTTTTTCAGGATTTAGGCTCAAGCATTAAGCGTTTATTCAATGTCCCTAATCGAGGGCGAATTAAAGACAAAGATTTCTTGAAAGCTCTTGATTTCGTTGATACATGGGAACCGTCATCAGTAACGAAAGCGCAAATTCATCAACTTAGCTTATTTGACGAAACGGCTTAGAAAGGAGCATGAGATATGGCTACAAAACAAACAAACCTGAACCCAACAGTCACTTTTTGGTCAGAAGGGAAGACAAACAGCATGAATCAAGAGCAGTTTGACAATTGGAAAAAGAAAACTCCTTGGCCAAACGATTCTTTAAAAATTTTAGTTGATGCGGCTTTAAGTCGCAAAGAAAGTAAAAAGGAGATTGCATGATATTTAGAATTGTTGACCCTGATACTGGAGAAATTCTTGATAGGGAGTTCTTAGTAGAAAAAGAGGCTATACGGAATTTTAAAATAAAAGCCAAACGCCTGAATGCAGTTATTCGTTAGATAGGAGAAAAAATGTTCGGATTTAAAACAGAAGAAGAAAAAGAAATTCTTGCTGATTACAATAATGTAGTCCGTGATATGAAAGAGTTGAAGGACCTGGTAGATCAAATGTCAGCTACAATCGCAACACAAGCTCAAATGATTGATACAAGAGATCAATTGCTCGGTGAAGCATATTTAAAACTTGAATCAGCCGAAACAGAATTAATTATTCGTCGAAAGAATGATGAATTTCGTCAAAAGTTGGCGGTGATTAAATGAAAAATCAAGTAAAAACAATTAATCATCTTGGACAAGTAGTTTATCAAGAGTCAGTCGAATTTTATAAAGAAAAACTCTCAGTTTACTCAAAAGATTTTCTTCAAAATTCGCTCATCCCTCAGCTTTATGAATGGTCAAATGCATATAAAGCAGCGGTTGAACTGACAAAATAAAAAAGCCCGCACTAGGAATGCGAGCTAAAAGACGTGATGTGTCTTCTTAAATTTATACCTAGATTATATCACGTTTCAACAAAAATAAGAAACGGAGAATTTAAAAATGGCAAATGAATTAGGAATCTTTAGTGTTGATAATTTAAATATGACCACAATTAAGCAATATTTAGATGGTGGTGGCAAAGCAAGTGATGCGGAACTTGTTTTACTTATTAATCTTTGCAAACAAAACAATATGAATCCATTTATGAAAGAAGTTTATTTCATCAAATATGGTAATCAACCAGCTCAAATCGTTGTATCTCGTGACTTTTATCGAAAACGTGCATTTCAAAATCCTAATTTTGTGGGTATTGAAGTTGGAGTGATTGTACTTAACAAAGATGGAGTTCTTGAACACAACGAAGGAACATTCAAAACTCATGAACAAGAATTAGTTGGTGCATGGGCTAGAGTTCATTTAAAAAACACAGAAATCCCAGTATATGTTGCGGTATCTTATGATGAATACGTTCAAATGAAAGATGGACACCCTAATAAGATGTGGACTAATAAACCATGTACAATGCTTGGAAAAGTAGCCGAAAGTCAAGCGTTGAGAATGGCATTTCCTGCCGAGTTTTCAGGAACTTATGGCGAAGAAGAGTTTCCTGAGCCAGAAAAAGAACCTCGTGAAGTGAATGGAGTTAAAGAGCCTGATCGTGCTCAAATCGAGTCTTTTGATAAAGAAGACTACGCAGCAAAGAAGATTGAAGAGTTGAAAGAAAAAGCTCAACCTCAAAAAGAAGTTGTTGAAGAAACTGGCGAAGTTATTGATGAAGAGCCTTTGGAGGGATTCTAAAATGAGTGAAGTTATTGAAAACGAAGAAGTCAAGGATATCGAGATTGATTTTAAGCCAGCCGTTATAAATATTCTTGAAGAAGAAAAATTCAAAGAATCTATCAATCGAGTCGTTGCAGAATATACCGGCCACGTTCCAAGCGTAGAAAATTTAACGGTTGATAGAAAAACTCGGGCGAGCTTGAATAAACTAATTACTAAGATTGAAACAAGACGTAAAGAGATTAAAAAATCAATTAATGTCCCTTACGCAGAGTTTGAAGGTTGGTACAAAAAAGCGATTGCTCCAATGGAAAAAGTCATTGAAACAATTGATGCAGGAATCAAAAAAATTGAAGCTGAGCAAAAAGAATCAAGAAAAAAAGTTGTTCATGAATTATTGGTTGAACTGACAACAGACACAGAAGTAGATTCACGAATCTTTGAAAACTTTGTTGATGATTGGGCCAAATCATCAAACTTTAATGATATTAAGCCTAAAAAACAGCTTATTGATTCTATTACTTATGTCATTGATGGTGAAAAGCAAAAGATTGCTGAATACAAATCTGCAAAACAAAGTATTTCAGACTTTTGTTTCGGAAACAATATAACTAGTACACCGTATATTAGAATGCTTGATAGTGGAAAAACTGTCAGTGAAATAATGGCAGTAATTACCGAAGATGTTCTTTTTGAGAAGCAACGTAAAGAAGCTGAGGAAAAGCGAAAAGAGGCTGAAAAACAGAGACAAGCTGAACTTGACAAACAACAGCAAGAATACGAAACAAGAAAACTTGAAGAATCATTTAATGCTCTGCCCTCTCATGTTGGCCAAGAAAACGCAATAGCATTATCTCAACCAGAAGTAGTTGAACATGTTAAAGAAGAATTTGATAAAAAAGCTTCTCAATCACATTCTGAACTACCATATAAAGAACCAGAACAAATATATCATGCGGTAATTCTAGTAGAATTTGATATTAAATTTGGAGATATCGAAGCTAAAGACGAATGGAAAAAAGACATCGAAAAAAGTGGTGGCCGAATCAAAGAAGTGCCAGTATGGGAAAAAATTAAAAACATTTAATCTATGAGCAAACTGCAGTCCTCACTAATCCTGAGCAGTAGAATTAGAAATGATTCAACTTTAAGCAAGACTACCTTGGGCGGTAGTTTCGTATTTAGTCAGCCTGAGCAAGCTTTCAACTGCTCCCGCTTTTGCGGTAGGAGGTCAAGATGATCTATGACGAATACATGATAAAACGAATCATGGAAAAATATGATTGCGATTACGACACAGCAGTAGAGCTGCTTAATGATATTGAATAAATTTATAGGAAGGAGAGGATGTGGCAGATAACAAGAAGTATTACTACATGAGATTAAAAGAAAACTTCTTTGATTCTGATGAAATGATTATCTTAGAAAACATGGATAACGGGGATGGGATTATTTACAGTAACATCTTACTGAAACTTTATCTAAGAAGTTTAAAGTATGAAGGACGGTTAATGTTCAATGAAAGAATACCTTTCAATCCTCAAATGCTTTCTACGATTGTACGTCATCCAGTCGGTGTAGTTGAAAAATCTCTTAAAGCGTTTGTTGATTTAGGCCTAGTTGAAGTTATGGATAATGGAGCAATTTATATGCTAGATATTCAAAACTTTATCGGAAAAACAACAACAGAGGCTGATAGGATAAAGGCTTATCGTTCTAAAATTAATAAAGAAAAAGGTCTAGTTTCAAATGATACACAAAAGTTAGTACAAATGTACGACAAAAGTACACCAGAGTTAGAGCTAGAGATAGAGAGAGAGTTAAAGATAGAGAAAGAAGTAGAAGCAAGCAAAGCTGCTTCAGCAAATTCTGATTTCCAAAATCTAATTGAACTCTACCAAACAAACTTTGGAATAGTAAAACCAATTCTTTATGATGACTTGAAAGCTGATTTAGAAGATTATGGCCTTGAGTTAATCATTGAAGCAGTCAAACGAGCAGTAAAAAGACAACGAGAATACGGATATGCACAAGGCATCCTTAAATCTTGGAATAACAAAGGAATAAAAACACTTGAGCAAGCAAAAGCTGAGGAAGTGAGCTTTCAAAATAAATCTCAAACCAACCAGAATAAATTTCAGCAGCAAAAGCCAGTCAAAAAAGCTCCTGAATGGACTGATGAGGGTAGATTAATTAAAGCTGGTGTTGATACAACTGGAATGACTCAAAACGAAATGTACAAACTAGTTGGTGAAATGGGGTTACGTAATGGATGACCTCAGAAAGTATTATCTTGAACTTGCTAGTAGAGTCTGTGAGGGAATCACTCCAGACCATTATGACAGATGGCTTAAATGGGCCAAAGAAAATGGATGACCTCAGAAAGTATTATCTTGAACTTGCTAGTAGAGTCTGTGAGGGAATCACTCCAGACCATTATGACAGATGGCTTAAATGGGCCAAAGAAAATGGATGACCTCAGAAAGTATTATCTTGAACTTGCTAGTAGAGTCTGTGAGGGAATCACTCCAGACCATTATGACAGATGGCTTAAATGGGCCAAAGAAAATGGATTACTGATAAGCCCTTGGATGTTCATTTCATCGATAACTAGTTTGAGTGTCGCAGAAGTATCAAAACGCATCTCTCCTTGGCACATGGAACACGGAAAACGTGTTGAGGATGAGTACGAAAAAATAAAAATCGTTTAAAAAGGTCAATATATGAAATTTGAATTTAACTTTCTCAGAAAAGAAATGATAAATGAGAATGATAACAAGGGTACAACTTATGGTTCAAGAATTGCTGCCAATAACACCAAACAGCGTTTAAGACGGATTGCATGTCGAACAGCCCATGAATGGCTAGACCAATCAGATGAAGTATTTGAACAATTCCATGAGAAGCACCGTTGCGATGTGTTCGTAGTAATTTATCCACCCAAACGCTTTAAATATGATCCACCAAATTATGAACCAACTTCTAAAGCATTAATTGATGGACTGACAGATGCTGGAATTTGGAATGATGATAATTACAACGTTATTCGCAGAACAAGTTTTGAACATGGCGGACTTTCTGGAGATACAAAGACCTGGAAAGTAGAGTTAGTAGTGAAAGAACTGACAGAATAGCATTTAATCATGAAAATTACGGTTACATTGAGCGCTTGAACCATTTCATGGATAATTTACCACGAACTAGCTAAAAGCGCTTAGAAGCTAAAATATGAGGTAGTAATATGTTCAGCAAAAATGAAATAAGGCGTGGAGATAAAATATGCTTCCGCGACACAAAATTCTTAAAAGTTATCGAAGTTACTGACAAATACATAACGGTTGAAAAAGACCAGTTCACTAAAAAATCAGTTAAGCGTGATGATTTTAGAATTGTAAAAATAAATGGAAGATACCATGCATGTGAACTCTTTGACAGAGTTGTGAAGTGAGGGATGAGATGAAGTGTAAAAAATGCGGTAACAAAATAGATTGTGATTGTATGGGATGCCATGAGTGCCATCCAGAATATACTTGTGAAACGTGTGGATTTTGCCATATTGACGGTTGGGAAGCTGGGGCATGTTGGAGTTTAGCCAATGACCCTGATTATGACCCATTTGACATTTAAAGGAGATAAGAAATGACAAATTTATATGATGAAACAGTCACGATTTTAGAAAGACACGATAAAACAATTGCCGATATTGAATATATTGGTAGTTCAGAGACAAAAATTAATACAAATAAAGCGCTCGAATTGATGAAAAAAACGAATTATGATAGCGGTTATGGCGGTTAAGAAATAGCAGAAAACCTAATGATTAAAGGGAATGGTTTCATCATGACACGAGGGGAATATGATGGCTCTGAATGGTGGGATTATATGCAAACAGACCCGTCTTTACCGCAAGTAGAGAGAGATGTTAAAAGTTTTAAAGCAAACATAGGCTGGGACAGCTTAGAGGGAATTAATGGCTTGGAGGACACGAAAAATGACTAAGTTTGAAGAAGAATTAAGTAGTTTACCAGTTTCTAAAATTACAAATTATGGAGATTACTGGAATAAAGCTCAACTACTAACGGTATTCAAAGATTGGCAACCACAGCAAGCCCTGCCAGTCGTGCCTGAAGATGTTGATAAAGCTATTAAATACTTGAAAACTCAGAATAATTTTGCCACATTGAGTGACTTCGATGATATTTTGACAGAAAAAGGCTTTTGGTGGTTGAATGATTTCCAATTTAAAGATAGACGATTCGGTTTTGGTGGTCTAAATAATAAACTATTTATCCTTTCTCATTTAGCTGTTACAGGATATGAGGTCGAAAAACCACAGGTCGAAAAACCGCAGATGTTCTATTTGCGTGAGAAGAATACGGGACATTATTTGCGCAAAACAGGAAATAACGAGTATAAAATCACTCCTCATTATTCAAATGATTACGATGAAAAATACATGCACTACAAATTCACCCAGCAAGAAATCGACAGCATGGAAACTGGGAGCTACGAACAGATTGAGGTGGAAAAATGACTAAAGAAATGAAAAGACCGATTAGCAATATCACTCAAGATAGTATCAAGCCTTTACTAAGCAATGCCGTAGAGTTTTATACTAACAAAAATAGGGAAGCTCACAAGTGTATTCAAGAACGAGATGAATATATCAATTATCTTGAAAGTAAACTAAGTAACGCAAAACCGCAGCTGTTCTATATTGACTTACCAAAAGTTTTTGGATTAAGCGATTCAACCTTCGTATCAAAAGTGGAAAGTGGAATAATCTCAGAATTTACAAAAGGAAAAGATTATGCATTAAAATTAACAGAACAAGAAATCAAGTCAATTGATGAGCGTTACTGGCAGTTTGCTGTGCCTGTGGAGGACGGAGAATGACAAGAGGATTTAAAAAACTAGACGGAAATGCGACTATTCCAGAACGAGCGACAGAACATAGCGCAGGATATGACATTTCAGCAAGTGAAACAGTTACGATTCAACCTGATGAAATTAAAATGGTAAGCACTGGGCTAGCTGTTCAACTTGGTGATGATGAAGTATTGAAATTATACGACCGTTCAAGTAATCCAGTTAAGCGTGGCATTGCATTGATTAATTCAGTAGGAATTATCGATTCAGATTACTATCCGCAAGAATTTAAAGGCTTATTTATGAACATCTCAAAAGAGCCTGTAACCATTTCTAAAGGTCAAAGAATAATGCAAGGGGTATTTGTCAAATACCTTACAACAGACGATGACAACGCAAATGGAAAGCGTACAGGTGGTTTTGGTAGCACCGGGGAGGTGTGAAAAATGACACAAGAAACAGAAAAAGAGCGCATTTATCGTGAAGCACTAGATGAAATAAATAATTTAGCAATTGATGTGGCCATGGATTTTGAAGAAACTGGAATTGGTTCAGTTGATTGCGGAAAAATAATGGATATTGTAAACAAGGCATTTTTTGCAGAAGCAAATCAACAACCTTCCAACACTAACAAACTTTCGGTTGAAAAACTACAAGAACAGCTCAACACTGCAAAAAAGGCACTGACAAACATTAAGATGAGAACTGAACGTGATGAACTAGAAACATATTATGTTGAGAGAAATCATGATATTCGTAAAGATGCGATTGATGCACTCGCAGCGATTGGAGGGTATGATGACTGATTTAGTGAAAGTGGTGGAGGGGATAGATGACAATTACTGAACAACAATTCTATGACATGCTCAATGTTGATGAACATATGAATTTCACAAATCGAATTCAAGAACTTGTTTTTGATAAAAAAGGGCGTGAAGAATTTTACTCTAAAATCTTAAATATCCACCATGACATGGGAGTTGATTTCTTTAGGGACTATTTTATGGCTCATTCAGCTGTTTCAGCAAAAGGTCAGCATTATACACCAGATGAACTTGGTAAGCTCACAGCGTTGCTTGTAGGTGGTTCTGGAGGTGCTGATTTAACTGGAGCAGGAACAGGAACTCTAATCATTCAAAAATGGCAAGATGACCGAATGAATACAGACTTTTTTAACTATTTGCCGAGTAACTATTGGTACCAGGCATTAGAATTATCGGATGAAGCTATTTCATTCTTGATTCATGCCTTTGCAATTCGAGGAATGAATGGTGTAATCATTCATGGTGATGCATTGGAAATGGCCGTGAAACAAGTTTATTTCATTCAAAACAGTGCTAATAATCCGATTGGTTTCTCAGAGATAAATGTTATCCCTCACAGCAAAGATGCAATGGAATTTTTAGGGATTCATGAATGGACGGAACAGGCAATTGAACATATTGAAAGTAAATTTCCTGACTGGATTCCACTCACAGAAGAAAAGAAAGAACAGATGAGTTTATTTGACGAGTGCGAAAAATACAGACAAACTAATATCGCTGGTCAATGACTGGTGGGGAGGGATTGAATGAAAGTAAGAAACGATGTTGCAGATTGGCTAGAATCAAGTGATGAACAGACTTTATGTGATGATTTTTTGACAGAAGAACACGAATTTGACAACTATCTAGGAAAACTTGCTTTAAATTTAGGATACAACTTTGTGACTGATTTTATTGTTGATTTAAAGCGAAATGGATTTGTACGAGAAAGCCAGATGACTACTGGTATGAGGGTAATTAAATGAAACTTTTGTGTAAGCTGTTCGGGCATAAGTGGGTATATCTAGGAACTTTAAGCAATGGAGAGTACCAAAGGTATAAAGAAAGGTGTGAAAGATGCGATAAGGTTGTAATTGCAACATTTGCGACGAAAAACCCCTATTTTATCAACCGCTCAGACCTTGACGAGTCTGAGAACGTGTTCCCTGAAAAATGGCTTGATAAACACATGGATTGAATGCAAAAAAAGCCCAAGCTGACCAAGCTTGAGCGAAATACGATTTACGACAACTTATTATATTATTTTCGGTCAGTTATATTATATCATACTGAGCTAGGAACTCGCTAAACTCAACTGGAGGAGAAATGACATTAATTGATGAAATTAAATCATCTCAAAAAGAATCGCATGAAAAATGGTTTGAGAGATGGTATAAAAAAGAAAATTTAGAAAATAATATCAGAATTTCAGCCGAAAAAGGATACACAGGTTTTAGAATTCAAGTAAGCGATCAGTATGATAGTTATTTAAGGTTGAGACTAGGAAATAAAGAAACAACTTCCCTTTTAAAAGAAAAGCTCGGTGATGGTTTTACTGTAACACTCCGAGAAATTCATGGAGAGAACTTTTTAGGAATTAAGACCTACAAATCATTCATTCAGATTTTATGGTAAACAAAAAAGCCCGCTGGGAACGGGCTCAATTAAAGGATTTCTAACTTAATTATACCACAAAAGGAGAATTTGATTAATGGCAGATAAGTTAGATAGAATTATTGGAGATTACTTGACAGGAAAGTTAGCAGCAAATATCAAAGCTAGAGAGCTTGATTTAAGGGCTAGAAAACCTACAGATAATCTTGGAATTAGAACACACTCACTTGGAATAGCACCGCAAGAGTCGGAATTTTTAAGAGTTGAGGAAGATGAACTGAATGGCATTCTTGGGAAAATGAAGAGACAAAAAGAAATCCTTGATATGTTCTGGGATGTCGAATGTAGTGAGACAAAAAAAGCTTTACTACTCCATTATCAGCAAAGAATGACATGGTACGGAGTAGCTCAAGAGATGTTTGTAGGAGTTACAACATTATGGCGCTGGAACAAATCTTTTAAAGAAATGATTAGACCTTATTTGTGAGTTGTAAAATCGTGAAATGTTTTTGAATGATTCGTTGAATTTTACCCCGTGTTTTAAGTGGTATACTTATATCATGGTTTAAGACGACGAGCCAATACTCATAATTCTCCAAGTGATAAAAACTGCTAGAAATAGCGGTTTTTTTGTGTAGACTTTTAGAAAGGAGGAGAAATGGCAAAAGCTAAATATGAAGAATGGATTTTAGAAGAAGGATTACTCAAGATTCAAGGTTGGGCAAGAGACGGCTTAACAGAGGAGCAAATCGCTCATAATATGGGGATTGCTGTTTCAACTCTGGGTAATTGGAAAAAAAGTCATCTGGAGATTTTGGAGGCCTTAAAAAAGGGTAAAGAAGTTGTTGACATTCAAGTCGAAAATGCTTTGTTAAAGCGTGCTTTGGGTTATGAATTTGTTGAAGTAACTAAAGAGTTAGCCGAAACAGGATTAATAGTAACGAAAAAAGTCACTAAACAGCAAGCACCAGATACAACCGCGGCTATTTTCTGGCTTAAAAATCGTAAGCCGAATGAATGGCGCGATAAAAAAGAAACACAAATTTCTGGTAACATTGGGGTTCGTAATCCTATGCAAAACCTAACGGAAGAAGAACTTCGGAGGTTAGCAAATGGCATTGATGGAACATGATATGAACAAAATTCGTGAGGAGGCCCTAAAAGAGCTTGCTAGAAGAAATTATATTGATTATTTCTACTATGCTAATAACTGTACTTTTGAGCCGTTAAGACACCAAAGGTATATTGCTCCTTATTTGCAACGAATCTCAGACGGTGAACGTCTTTTTATTATCGTTGAATTACCACCTCAACACGGGAAATCAACATTTATTACAGAATCTTTCCCCTCATATTATTTGATGAAGAATCCAGATAAACTTGCAATGGTCGTTTCTTACTCAGAAGAACTTTATAAAAAGTTTGGTAGAAAAAACCGTGAAAAATTTAGAACTTTCAGCAAGGAATTATTTGATTTAGAAATTAGTTCTGATACTGCCAGTGTTTCAGAGTGGGGAATTGATAAACATTTAGGGCAACTTTACAGCACATCAATTTTAGGTGGAGCTACAGGTCGTGGTTCAAATTTACTTATTATAGATGACCCCATAAAAAATAGGTCTGAAGCGGAATCTAAAACTATTCGCGACAAAATATATAGCGAATGGCAAGATACCTTTTACTCTCGTTTATCTGCTGATGGTTCTGTCATTGTTATCATGACTAGATGGCATGAGGATGATTTAGCAGGACGACTTCTTAAAGAAAATAAATTACCATGGATTGAAATAAAAATACCAGCAGTTGCTGAAGAAAATGACTTATTAAATCGTGAAGTTGGTGAATCTCTTGCCCCTGAAATCGGAAAAGATGAAGAGTGGGCAAGGCAAACTAAAGAAGTAACCGGCTCTCGTGGTTGGGCTGCTTTGTATCAACAAAGGCCAACACCAGCTGGCGGGAATATTTTTAAACGGTCATGGGCCAAATTTTATGTGCCTACACTCGAAATGAAAGTTAAATTAGGACTTGGTGATGATGTAAAAGTTATGCCAAGTCATTTTGATATTCAAATGCAGTCATGGGACTGTACATTCAAAGATAAAAATACATCTGACTTTGTTTCTGGTCAAGTATGGGCGCGTGCTGGTGTAGAAAACTATCTGTTAGACCGTCACCATGAGCGAATGGGGATTGTTGATACTATGAAGGCTATTGAAGTCATGACAGCCAAACATCCAGAAGCTATTGGAAAGCTTATTGAGGATAAAGCCAACGGTTCTGCAGTAATTGAAATGCTACAGAAAAAAATAAAAGGTATAGTACCAGTAAATCCACAAGGTGGTAAAGAAGTAAGAGCGCAGGCAGTATCTCCTCTATGGGAGGCTGGCAATGTTTATTTGCCACATCCACTATGGAAATCATATAGTGACGAGATACTTGATGAGTTGACTGCTTTTCCAAATGCAGCGCATGACGATGATGTCGATAGTATGACTCAGGCACTTGTCAGATTAGATAAAAGGCCAGTACACACAAGAAGAGAAAATAGAACAACAGCATTTTAGGGAGGTGATAAATTGACATCTAAAATTATAAGTGGTGGGAAATCTGGTGGAATTCCCAAAGGGTTAAAGAAACAGGCTGTTATGGCAGATGAAAGCAGGGTATTAGCTTCTGTTATCAAAAGCGAAAATGGAGAACAGAGTTTTAGAAGAGATTTGACTTTAATTAGTCCTCCTTATGATATTGCTGCTTTGAGAGATGTAGTCGATAATAGCAATATTCTTAACCAATGTATTGAAGCTTATGCAACTAACGTTGCTGGATTCGGTCTTGATTTGAGATACAAAATGGATGATTCCAACGAAAACGAGGAAACAAAAGCAGAGTGGGATGTTCTTACAGAATTACTCAATGAATTAAGCTTTGAACGTCCGCCTAAGGAAATCGTCCAAGAAGTCATTCGTCAAGTCGAAGAATGTGGAAATGGATATTTTGAAGTTATTAGAAATGGCGTTGGCCATGTTGTGGGAATTGATTCGATTAAGCCTGAATTTATGACAGTTACCAAGCAGAATGTAGTCACTAATGACCAAGGGCAACAAATTAAGGTTAGATACTTTAATTATCGTGACAACTCAGATGATAGCTCCGTAAATTCTGGGACTTGGTTTAAGACTTATGGTGATACAACACCACTTGATACGAATGGTTCTATTGGCAATGGAACAGCAACTGAAGTTATCCACATTAAAATCGGAGACTTCCAAAGCCCGTATGGCGTTCCAAGATGGATTGGACCGCTGATTAAAATTATTGGTAATCGTAAAGCCGATGAGCTGAATTATCGTTATTTTGTACAAGGTCGGCACATTCCTCTGGCAATCATGCTTGAAAATGCTCAACTTACACAAGCAAGTGAAGCGACTTTGAAGAGCTATGCTGATTCAATTGGTGGCGAAGAAAATCAACATAAATTTATTCTGTTAGAATCTGAAAAAGTTTCGCCAGGCGAAGAAGCGGCAGGATATGGAGAAGATAAAAGTAAGCCATCAATTAGAGTTGAACATCTTGCTGATGTTTTACAAAAAGATGCACTTTTCCTTGAATATGATGAGAATGTCACTCAAGCTGTTTTAGGGGCGTTCAGGCTTCCTCCAATATATGTGGCAAAAACTACTGACTACAACCGAAACACTGCTGAGACCGCCAAAGAATTGACAGAGGAACAAGTTTTTCAACCTTTGCGTGAATCTTATGCTTGGCGGATTAATTCTTTATTTAAAGAGTATGACCTTAAATATGTTGAGGTTTATCTTAAAGCTCCAAAAATTAAAAATATGGATGACGTTACCAAGTTTATTCAAGTTGCAAATTCTGCTGGTTCCATTGCTCCAAATGATTTGCGCGGACCTCTATCTGATGTACTTGGCTTACCTTTAGAGAACTTTGAGGGTGAGGAGTATAATTTACCGGCCAAACAGTCTAACGCTCAAAACGGGCTAAATTCTGATGGTGTGGACCTATCTAAAGCTTATGGCACAGAAACAGGGGCAGATATAGCGGCAGGCATCCGTCAAATAATGCGGAGGGCGCGTGATGAATGATGCGGAATTAATTCAAAAATCCTTAGAACTATCAGCAGAGGAAAAAGAAGAGCTGATTAAGCTTTTAAGGAAGGCTGGTTTTAGCTTTACTGAAACTCTTGCTGATAATATATCTGATATTGAACAGGAATTAGAGGATATACTTCAGGAAGATTATGAGCAAGTTGCACCAATCTTGGAAGAGTTAGCTCAGAAAGATAAAAAACCAAGTCGGAAAATGATTCTAGCAGCACTTGCAGCTAGAGTTTTCATTAGTAAAATGTCCGAAAGAGTCAATCCAAAAATAAAACTTTCTTACGTAACGCTTTTTGATAAATTCAATAGCAAATATAAAGGAAATAGTGAATTTAATCCTAAAAGCCGTCATTCAAAGGAAATTGATAAGTGGCTTAAAGGCTTACCGAAATTAATGGACCTAACTTCTAAAGAGAGGTTCATTTTTCTTGTTCAATCCTCGTTTGACGAAGGAAAGGGCATTAAATGGCTAGAGCGTAACCTCTCTAAACTAGACGAGTTTGGGCATAGCAGAGCAAGAACTACATCAATTACTGAGGTTTTAAGGATGTATTCAGGCTCTCAGTATGAAGCGATGATGTCCAATCCGAACATAGTAGGAAAGGAATGGATGCATACTAGTGGTATAGGAGAACCAAGAATGTCACATGGGCAGGCAGACGGAACAGTTGTTGCAGTTGATGATTTCTTTATTATTGATGGCGAAAGAGCGAGGTATCCAAGGGACCCTCAATTATCGCCAGGAAATTCTATCAGCTGTCATTGTTTCATGAATCCTGTACTTGCTGACAAGTACACCAAAAATTAAACAGAAAGGATAAAAATGCGAAAGCTAGAAAATGTAAAAGTTACTCATGTTTCGTATGTTGACAAAGCAGCAAATAAAAAGCAATTCTTTTTGACTAAATCTGCTAGTGAGCCAACTTTTGAAACGACAGTAAAACTTTTAACAAAGTCAGATGACCCTCAAAAGCTAGTTTATGGAGTTGTTTATGAGCCTGATGTAGAAGATGCACACGGCGATTTTATGGACGCTGAAACGATTGAAAAAGCAGCACATGGATTCATGGAAGAATATCAAAACATTGATAAGCAACATGATTTTAAAACGAGTGCTGGAAAAGTTGTTGAAAGTTATGTCGCTCCAAGTGATATGACGGTAGGTGATACTGCTATTGCTAAAGGAACTTGGGTTCTTGTAACGAAAGCTACAGATGAACTTTGGGAGTCAATCCAAAAGGGAGAATTTACAGGATACTCTCTTGCTGGAACAGCTGAGGTCGAAGAAGTTAAGAAACAGACCACTGACAACTTCAATAACAGCAAAATGTATCGTGATATTAATGCTGCACTTGATGCGTTTCGTTCCGCAACATGGAATATTTTGGATAACTACGCTGTTGATGATTCAACAAGGATTGAAGGAATCCAAAAAGAAATTAGTGAATTATCAGCATTAATTAACTCATTTCAAACAACACAACCACTCACTAAACAAGGACTAATCAGTACGGTTAAGTCTTTTTTTAATTTAAAAAAACAGGAGGAAGTCGAAATGACTCAAGAAGAACTTAAAAAAGCTCTAGGTGAAGCTTTTGCACCAATCAATGATCGTTTGGAAGCTCTAGAAAAAGCTACAAAAGACCCTGAAGCAGACCCTAAAAAGAAAAAAGACAAAGAGGATGAAGAAGAAACAGCACTTGATGCGAAAGCAGTAGCAAAAGCAGTTTCTGAAGCAATTGCTCCAATGGCTGGACGTCTTGAAGCTCTAGAAAAAGCTCGTGTCAGCAATACTAATGAAATTATTTCAGAAACAGTTAAAAAGTCAGCAACACCAAGTTATGTTGATGCACTTTTCCCAATTGAAGACTAAAGGAGAAAAACAATATGAACAACACAGAACTTTTACAAAAACAATTTGCTGCTATTTCTAAAGCAGGTAACGACGTGACGCTTCGTTCTGACAATGCGCGTGCATTTGTTTTGGATGTCGTTTCTGGACAAGCAACTCTTCAAAAATTGCCACCTTACTTTGCTAAATCATCAACAGGTTCTATCGATAAGCTTGGTGTTAAACGCCGTACAATGCGCACGCATAAAGGAACAGCTACAACTCCTACAGGTTCAGATATTGCCGAAGAATCTTCTGTATCATTTACTCTTTCACCATTTTTCGTTGATGCATGGATTGAAAACAGTAATGTATTTTATACTGCTCAAACTCGTGGCCAAGATGTACGCCAAGCGTTGACAACTCTTATGCAACAACAATTTGGAGCTGATTTACAAGACCTTGCTTTTAATGGAGACACTGCCTCAAAGGATGAATTCTTGAAACAAAAGGATGGATTCATTAAAAAAGCGCAAGCAGGAGCGGTTGTTAAACTTACACCTACTGCGCTTCCAACAATCGAAACACTTACGACTGATGTTGTGGGAGGATTCGAAAGCAAATACATCAACTCTAACTTCAAGTGGTTTATGTCATTGAAAACTTCAACTCATTATGTTGCTGAAATCCAAAGCCGTGCAACTAATCTTGGGGATGTAGCAATTGTTAATGGACAACTTACAAATATTGCTGGTTTTGCAGTTGAAGTAGTTGATAACTTCCCAGATAAGGTTGTTTTATTCTCACCATTTGAAAATTTGACCCCAGTTCTTGGATATGAAGTTAAAATGCAGACAGCTGCAGCCGATCCAACATCAATTGCTAAACAAGCAACTTATCATTTTGTTTTGACATCAGCTGACTTCGTAATCCGTGAACTTAAGATGGTTGGTGTTGTTACGGTGACACCCTGATGTTCCCCAAGAACCAACTGGGGTAACGTTGGATAAAACAACTGCAAGCTTAGCTGTTGGTGGAACTCAAAAATTAACTGCTACAGTTGCTCCTGATAACGCAGACGATAAAACTGTAACATTTAGTTCTAATAATATTGCTATTGCGACAGTCACTCCTGTTCAAGGAACTGTTACTGCCGTTGCAGAAGGAAAAGCAACAATTACAGCCACAACTTCAAATGGTAAAACTGCAACATGCGAGATTACCGTAACTCATGCGTGATTACCGTAACTGCTAAATAATTCTAAATAAAAAGGGTGGTTTATGCCACTCTTTTTTTTGGAAAGGAGGTCAAATGGAATATGTAGATAAAACTTACTATGATGAATCTTATAAAGGAGAATCAATAGCAAATGATGGATTTCCAAAATTTAATAAACGCTCTCAGGATATCATTGATTCTTTGACAAATTATAAAATACCTCAAATTGGATTTGATAATTTAAAAACAAATGTCCAAGAGTTAATTAAAAAGGCTGTTTGTGCTCAAATTGAATACTTCAAAGTTGAAGGTATTGAATCAAATATAAACGGCGTCAGTTCATCATCTCAAAGCGTTTCTATTTCTGGGTTTAGTTATTCTTCAAGCCAACCTTCTTCAAGCAGGCAGACAAACAGAGTATCTCCCAGTACATTAATGTATCTGGAAGGAACGGGTCTTTTAGTCAAAAAGGAGGTAAAAATAAGTGTTATTTGAACCAATCCCGAAAAGACTGCTGATTCATGAAGTAACCTACACAGAGCCGTCAAACGTTGGCGATGGTTCTATGGGAGGTGGCTCTAAGCCTAAAAGTACAGTAATTAAGAATGTACGATTTACTCCAACTCGAAAGAAAGTGACTAAATCGGACAATACAGAAGCATATACAAATGGCATTCTGTTTATTGATTCAGTAAACTCTAGCCCTTTCATTGAAATTAATGAGGGAGGAAAGATAGCTTTTAAAAATAAGAAGTTAAATATTATTGGCTGTCTTGAAGCTTATACTGACCAAGGAACCCCTCATCATTTGGAGGTACAGTTACAATGAGTGTTAAATTTAAAGGAAACTTTAACCGAGTTGATAGAGCAATTAAAAAAGCACTCAATCCAACAAGCGTAGAGTTTGCTAAAAAAGCCAATAAGTATGTCAAAAAAGATACTGGAGCAACTGAATCGAGCGTTTGGAGCGCTAGTAACTTTGATAAAGGGCAAGTAATATGGGATACAGATTATGCTGCTTATGCCTATTACATTGGTACCCCATCTAAGGAACATAATCCAGATGCCGAGCAGAGGTGGGGAGAAGTTGCAAAGTCACGAGACATGGAAGATATTAGAAGAGTTGCTCAAAATGCTATTAAGGAGAATCTTTGATGGATATATTTTCAGTTCTTTCTAATCGTTTGCGAACTTTACAACTAGAAACGCCACGATTAACCGATAGCGGCCGCCAAATTATCCAAGAGGATAATCCTCCACAAGATAATGAGCGTGACATATCGCTTCAATCTGTGGCGTCTGGACAAGGAATAAAAGACCTTTCTCTTGGTAGGGAAATGTCTTTTTTAGTCCAAGTCACAATAAAAAACACTGACCAATTGCAAGCTTACAATGATGCATGGAAGATAGCCAATGATTTTGATAGATTACCTCGTTATGAAAATAATGAATTGGTAACTCTTGAATCAGGAGATGGCTCTTTTTTCTTTGATTCTAGTTCCGTTTATACTCAACCAAGAAATCTTGGAAAACAAGAACATGATGCCTATCTTTATGTTTTAACGCTTGCACTAAATATTAGAAAATAAGGAGAAAAAAATGACTTATACAGGATTTGCTTTAAATTACCTCAATAAGTACGAAATTGGAGAAGCAGGAACTGTTGCCCCTGGCACAGGTAAGGTAACACCACCTAGCAAACTTTATGAACTAGCTGAAGGCATTCAATCTGTCGATCTAAAAAATGATGAAGATTCATCGGATTATTCTTACTACGCTGATAAAGGCGGTAAGCAAACGAATATTTCATCTGTTTCGACAAGCTATGCATTTAAAGGTCACCGCCGATATGCTGATAGTGATGCACAATCGTTTATTCGCGAACGACTTGCTAAAACAGGTCAAGACCGTGTTGTCTATTTCAAACATACAGAACCAGACGGGCGAATTCTTTCTGGTAATGCCACTCTTTCAGGAATCGTTCATGGTGGTGGGGATGCCGGTGAGCGCGGTAACTTTGAAGCAACTATCACTTTCAATGGATTGCCAGATGATTCAAAATCTTTGGGCGTGTAATACATACATAAAGCTAGAGGGGATTCCTTCTAGCTTTTATTTTTTAAGGAGAAAAAATGGCAAAAAAACAAAATGAAATCGTAGTTGAACTCAAGAAAAACGTCATCCCTACTCGTGTTTTTGGAATCAAGTTCGAAATTAAAATGGGTACTCGATATTTAAAAAAATATACAGAAGAGCTTCCTAAAATTAATGAGCAAATTGAGAGCAAGCGAAAAGAAGTCAAGATTTTAGAGAGTAAAAATGACCTTAAAGCATTATTTGAATTGCTTGAGTTCATTAAATCAAAAATTCAAGAATATACAGATTTAATTTTGGGTGATGGTGCTTTTGAAAAACTCTATGATGTTGCAGATGAAGATTTATTTGTAGTTGAAGAAGGAATGCGTCAAGTAACAGAGCAGTTTCAATTGATTCAAACAAAATCTAAAGCTCAATCATTTATTGACGGTAAAAAACGTTAAGACAGGAGGCTTTACATGGTACTTTCTCTTTCATGGAGTCAGCCAGATGTAATTGAAGCCAAAACTGCTGATTATGAAGTTGTAATGGATTTTTCACGAGTTCTGAGGTTATTTGAGCTTTATAAGCAAGATGATATCGATGTATCTGAAAAACTGTTCATTACCATTGAAATGTTCTTTTTAGCACCTATTAATGAGATACCAGAGGAAGACTTTCAGCTAATACTTGAAGGATTAACACAAAAGATAATTGGTGATAATTCTAGGGAAGAAACAGTTGAGAGAGATATGAAAGGAAATATCCTCGAAGAAGAGAAGAAATTTTATGACTTTGAGGAAGACGCTGATTATATCTTTGCTTCATTTATGCAAGATTATGGAATTGATTTAATAAAAGAGCGTGAGAAATCCAATTATTACTGGAATAAAGTTCAGTCTGGAAAGATGTCGCTTGAAAAATTTAGAAATCATACCATGAGTTGGGATAAGTTTAACGCTCTCCTAACTGGGTTGTCGGAAACTTCTAAGTTTAGGCGCGTGATTGAAATTCGGCAAATGGAAATTCCTGAAAATGCTACTGAAAAAGAGCGTAAAGAAATCAAAAAAGCTAAAAGTGCAGTTGCTCTGAAATCAGACCGCGAAAAAATTGAATTCGAAATGATGGATTTAAAAGAGCAACGGGAGTTCATGAGAAGAAAGGAGGAAGAATTAAATGGCCAATGATGGAGCAGTAGTAATTGACGTCTTATTAGATAGCGCAAAGGCAATGACTGAATATAATAAATTAGGGTCGGTCATGTCTGGAACTGGTAGCAAAATAGGCAGTGCTTTAAAAGCTGGAACAGCTGCAGCAATTGCTGGAACAGCAGCAGTTGGTGTTGCGGCTGTTGGAATTGGTAAGCAAGTTCTTTCCTCCTATGCTGATTATGAACAATTAGTAGGTGGTGTTGATACTCTTTTTGGCAATGCCTCTAAGACAGTACAAGGATTTGCTGATAATGCATATAAAACAGCAGGACTGTCAGCCAATGCCTACATGGAAACTGTAACAGGTTTTTCAGCCTCTATGGTTGCATCTCTTAAAGGGGATACAGCTAAAGCAGCAGATTATTCAAATCAAGCAGTTGTCGATATGGCAGATAATGCCAATAAAATGGGTTCAAATATCGGTGATATTCAGAATGCTTATCAAGGTTTTGCAAAACAAAACTACACCATGTTGGATAACTTAAAGCTTGGTTATGGTGGTACTCAAGAAGAAATGAAGCGCCTCTTATCTGACGCTGAAAAATTCTCTGGACAGAAGTATGATATTTCTAGTTTTGCTGATGTAACTCAAGCCATTCACGTTGTGCAAACGCAAATGGGTATCACTGGAACGACAGCAAAAGAAGCGGCTTCAACTATCAGTGGTTCAATTGATAGTACAAAAGCGGCTTATGAAAATCTGATTACTGGTCTGGGTAGTAGCAACGCTAATATCAAACAATTAGTCGATAACTTAATGGGTTCTTTGACTAATGTTATTAACAATATTACTCCTATTATCGGAAATCTGATAACTGCATTGCCTCCTGTTATTACAGGTTTATTGGGGGCAATTGCTAAACTTCTACCGACAGTATTCTCTACAGTTTCATCACTTTTTGGAACTTTGCTGACTACAATAGTTAGTCTTTTGCCAACAGTTATTCCTTCTTTTACAGCAGGAATAATTTCATTGGTAAATTCAATAATTACTATAATACCTAGTATTATTCAAGCTGGGGTTAATATCATCATGAGTTTGATGCAAGGTATTGTTGGAGCTACTCCTCAGCTGACCTCAGCACTTGGGCAAGCGGTTCAATCGCTTATTGGTACATTAGCTCAGAGTGGACCAACTTTAATAATGCAAGGAATAGCAATGATAGACGGATTGGTAAATGGTATTTCGCAGCAAATTCCAACACTGATACCATTATTAACAAATGCTCTTCTTGAAATGGTAAATGCTTTTGTGACAGGATTGCCTATGTTGATTAATACAGGGCTTAAATTAATTTTAGCAATTGTTCAAGGTGTAAGTGCGGCTTTACCTCAATTAATTGCTAACTTTCAAGCTATGATTCCTCAACTCATTAATATTTTGATGATAAACATTCCTCAAATTATTGATACAGCCGTTCAGATTATTTTAGCTTTAATAAATGGATTTGTAACTGCACTTCCTCAATTAATGCAAATGTTCACAACGTTATTACCTCAAATTATTCAGGTTATAATGACAACCTTACCTCTCTTGGTCCAAGCAGCACTTCAAATAATTATGGCTTTGGTTGAGGGAATTACAACAGCTTTACCAATGCTGATTGATTCATTTACAGCATTAATGCCACAGCTCGTTACTATTATCATTGTTAATTTACCTACTATTATTCAAGCGGCTATTAAAATAATTCTTGCGATTGTTGATGGTATTGTCCAAGCATTGCCAACGTTAATTCCAGCAATTGTTCAGGTTATATTGATGATTGTTCAAACGATTATTAATAACTTGCCATCAATTATTATTGCAGCTATTCAAATCCTCATCGCTTTAGCTAACGGTATACTTCAAGCAATTCCAAAAGTATTAGGTGCGATTGGAAAAGTGATAGCTGCTTTGATAGGAGCTATCGCTTCATCTGTGGGTGACTTCCTTAGCAAAGGTGGACAAATCATTGGAAGCTTTGTAAAAGGTATTATTAGCGGTAAAAATCCAGTTGATGTTTTTAAGAATTTTATAAAAGATATCGCTGGGTTATTTGGACTAGATACACTTTATAAACAAGGTTCCGCAATCATTAGCGGCTTTTTTAATGGTTTAAAAGACAAGTTTGAAGACGTTAAAAAATGGGTCGGTGGTATTGGTAAATGGATTTCAGACCATAAAGGTCCTATTTCATATGATAGACGCTTACTCATTCCTCATGGTGGTTCAATCATGGAAGGCTTGGATGAGGGGCTTCAAGACAAATTCAAAAAAGTTCAAGCTAACGTTTCATCTATGGCTAACAAGCTAGCTGATTCGCTCACAGGAGGATTACCTTCGCTTGACACAGCATTAAACGCCAGTGTCTCTAGTTCGACTTCTTATAGTCAAGCTCAGCTAGTTAACTCTAATAATGCGACACTGTCTGAAAAGATTGACAAAATGGGCGATAGAATCGATGAAATGAATCAACGAAAAATTTCTATAAAAGTTAATGGTAGAGAAGTTGCAGAAACTATCTATGATGATTTCGAAACTGTAAAAACTTCAAGAGATACCAGAGACAGAATGATTGGTAGAAAAAAATAGGAGAGAAAAATGTTCAAAGTAAAATATGGTGATGACTACCTCACAGATTACGTTAAATTCACTAAAATTGAACGTGGAGTAGCTTCTGAAAATAATCTAATTACAGAAGAAAATTCGTCTGATGGTGTTGAAATTGTATCTGTAAAAAGAGGTCCTAAAGAAATCCCAATGTCATTTCATGTTATTGATGGATTAGATGTAAACTTTGTCAGAAGGAAATTAGGACAAATTCTATCATCGAACGTTACTAAAGAGTTAAGTTTTAGCGATGAGCCAAATTATTATTACAATGCGATTCTTACTGGGAAATTTGAATATACCGATAATGGATTTGAAGCCGATGGTTCATTTACTCTATTTGTAAGTGACGGTGCAGCTCACCGAACTGATAGGGTAACTCTAAATTCTACAAATAGCGGTGGGCCTAGCGGTACTATTACTAAAAATACTGATGGAAGCGTCAGAATAAAAGTAATAAATAATGGTACAAAACCAGCGTATCCTAGAATTGACATTATAAATAATCAAGAAAACGGATATTTATCTTTAGCTCATGTTAGTGGTGGGTTTGCCATGGGTAAAATTACAGAAGTCGATGGTATAGATGTGCAAAAAAGCGAGTATCTTTATGATAGCAAGGATGACACATCGTTTTCTAAATTTAAAGATGTTGCAGCTGGAACTGTTAACCCTCAAAATAATTGGTTAGCTACAAACGGAAAACTTGAATATCAAACAGATGGGTTGAGATTAAAAGACCAAGGAACTGTTGGTTCTAACCAAGGAGTAGCTGGTGGCATGAAAGTAATGACTTTACCAGCAGATTCAAACGGTCATGTTGGAGCGGTCAATTTCTATTCATATTTCAATTTATTTGCTTGGGCTGGAGCATTTGGTCAGACTGGATTATTGCAAGTTCTATTTACTGATGTCAATGATAAATTAGTCGCTGGGTATGGAATTTCAAAAGGTGATATGTCTGGAAATAAAGCTCAAGTTAAATTCTGGTGCGGTGGTAGTAATCCGAGAGAATTAGGTTCAAAGGATTTTATTTCCAATAACGGCGAAGGAAATGGCGCTGGAGATATGAATAACACACAATTCAATGAGAGAAATGGTAGTACAGATTTTGTTAAAACTGGCGAGAAATTGGAATTCTATTGGAAGGGGGCTAGAATTCCTTTTTATATTCCAGATTTAGCAAATGTTGAAATTGCAAAAGTTTACATTTATATTGGGCAATATACACAGTCGAATAAATTTATAACTAATTTATCTATGAGAAACATATCTTGTCGTAAGGATAATATCCAAAAATGGGAAGATATTCCAAATCGCTATGCAAAGCATTCAAAGTTTTCAATTGATAGTTATTACGGAACAATTAGTATTGATGGGGTATCATCAGCAAATGAAAAAATAAACGGAGCTAAATTTTTGGTTTTTCCACCGGGAGAAAGCGAAATAATTCTATCACCTTCAAGTTGGGTAACTATTGCTCCAGATGTAGAAATTTCATGGGAGGAAAATATACTTTGATTATTAATGTTTTAAATAAAGACTTAGTTCCAGTAACTTTCATTGATAATGATATTCCCGGTTTACCAAGTTATTACAAAGATACTTTGATTGATTATCTAAGTCTAGGTACAGCATCATTTGAATTTACGATATTAAAATCCAAAAACAACATCATTCAAGACTACTCCAGATTTTTTAATGATGAGACATGCTTCTCTTTCGAGAAAAATGGTAAACAATATGCAGTTTTTCCTGCTGGTTCAGATGGGTTCTATGAAACAGACACAGAAATAACGTATAAATGTTTATCACTAGACCGTGAATTGTCTTTAGAATATGTTGATAAGTTTGATAATTCATCAACTCATACTCTGCAATGGTATATCGATTATTTTGAATTAATTTCAAACAATCAAATTGAAATTGGAAGGAATGATGTTGCTGATTATACAAGAGTCATAAAATATGATTCCCAAGATACAAAACTAAATCGCCTTTTATCTTTAATTAACAACTTTGATGCCGAGTTTGAGTTTATTACAAAACTAACCAATAATGGCGCGGTTGATAAAATAATTTTAAATATCGTTAAAAAACGCGATGATTCAGGCAAAGGTGGTATAGGGGCAATCAGGGATGATGTTGAGCTTGTATATGGAAAGAACGTTAAGGGGATTGAGAGAACTTATAATTTTGAGTTCTTTAATGCGTCTAAAGTTATAGGTAAAGATGGAACTAATTGGAATTCAAGTGAATTTTCCTATATTAATTCAGATGGAGTTGAGGAGTTTTATAAAAGAAAAAATGACGATACAGCATTTGCTCCACTTTCTGCTCAGAAATATCCAGCTCATCTTAGAAAAGACTCTTCAGATATATGGCTTAGGAAAAATTTTGAAACCGAGTATACTACTCCTGCTCAAATGTGGGGATATATTGTTCAACAATTTAAGTCATACGCTTATCCTCAGATTACTTATAAAATCAAAACAAATAGCAATTTAGTATCGCAAGCTCTCGATGGAAAACTTCCTATTCAGATTGGTGATACAGTAACCATTGAAGATGATAATTTTTCAAATGAGCAAGGTGATTTCGGATTAATTTTAAGAGCGAGAGCAACTGAAATTAAATCATCCGATAGTAATCCAGAAACAAACGAAATCACCTTTGAAAATTTCGTTGAATTGCAAAATGATTTATCAGATGACCTAATGACACAAGTCAATCAGTTAGTTGATGCAGCTACTCCATACCGAGCAGAGCTTACAACCACAAACGGCACACAGTTCAAAAATGGCACTGGTTCAACAACTTTATCAGCTCATATTTTCAAAGGTTCTGCAACGGCTGAAACAATCGCAGACAGTTACGAATGGTCGAAAGATGGGACTATTGTCGCTCCAACTCAGACTATCACAGTTGATGCCAGCGGAGTAACTGATAAGGCAGTTTATAGTTTTAAAGCAACGGTTGCGGGTAAAGTAGTCGCAAATCAGTCGGTTACCATCACTAATGTAGATGATGGAACAAATGGACGTTCTGTTACAAACGTTTCTCAAAAGTGGCGTTTGACAACGACTACTGCAACACCAACGCAAGCTTGGTCAGACGCAGGTTGGCTCACTACTCAACCAACAACGACAGCTACTAATAAATATCTATGGTCTATCACTCGAACAACTTTCAATTTAGCACCTTTAACGCAAGATGTTATTGAACAAAAAGCAGTTTATGGTGATAAAGGCGATAAGGGAGATACTGGAAATGATGGGAGAGCAGGTAAGGACGGTGTTGGACTACGTTCAACCACAGTTACATATACTATATCTTCAAGCGGAACAGTTACCCCAACGGCTGGATGGAATTCACAAGTCCCTACTTTAGTCAAAGGGCAATATCTCTGGACGAAAACAGTTTGGAATTACTCAGACGGAACGAGTGAATCGGGATATACAGTCTCTTACATTGCGAAAGACGGGAACAACGGTAATGATGGAATTGCTGGTAAAGATGGAGTAGGAATTACAGCAACTACAATAACTTATGCACAATCAACAAGCGGAACGATAGCACCAAGCAGTGGCTGGACTTCCACAGTTCCAACAGTTGCAGAAGGTAGTTATCTGTGGACTAAGACTGTCTGGACCTATTCTGACAGTACGAGTGAAACAGGCTATTCTGTTGCAATGAACGGTAAGACTCCATATTTTTACACAGCATGGTCTTACAGCGCAGACGGTACGGACGGTTTCACGACTGTTTATCCGAATTTGAATTTGTTAGTTAATAGTTCAGCCAAAACCAAAGATGGGTTCTTTAAAAACTTCGACAAAGTAGAAGATGGCTATGGTGAAGTAACACTAAAGGGAAATAATTCATATGCTGGCATAAGTATGTGGGATGGTTTCTCTATTCAACCTGGAGATTACAAACCCGGTGATACATATACAATGAGCATGGATGTTATGTTTACAAGTTGGAATTTCCCTGCTGGAGTATATCTGGAAGAATTTTGGATTGGGCAGAGATACACTCACAACTCAGATTGGTCAATAAACTCATGGAAGAGAATATGTTACATTGATTTACCTAAAGACCCTAGTAAAATGCTAAACCAATGGATAAGAATAACATATACCTCAACAATACCGCCGCATGAAGACCCTTCTGTTCATACAGAGTCAATCTTTTTAACTAAATTCTCAGGTTCAGGTGAAGCTAGTTTTACGCTTAGAATTAGAAAACCAAAACAAGAGCCAGGTTCAACCGCCACTCCACACATGCCATCAGCTAGCGAAGTAACAACCGCTGACTGGCCTAGCTACATCGGTCAGTACACAGACTTTACGCAAGCTGACAGCACTAAGCCATCTGATTATACTTGGAGTCTGATACGAGGGAATGACGGTAAAGATGGAGCAAATGGTAAAGACGGATTAGCAGGTAAGGACGGGGTTGGAATAAAAACCACTGTTATCACATACGCTATTTCAACAAATGGAACAACAGCACCGGTAACTGGCTGGACAAGTTCTGTACCAAGTCTTGTAAAAGGTCAGTATCTCTGGACGAAAACAGTATGGACATACACGGACAACTCATTTGAAACAGGTTACTCAGTAACTTATATTTCTAAAGACGGAAATAACGGTCATGACGGAATTGCTGGTAAAGATGGTACTGGTATCAAAACTACGACCATTACTTACGCAGGCTCAACAAGTGGAACAACAGCACCGACTAGCGGTTGGACTTCCGCAGTTCCGATGGTTGAAGCAGGTAGTTATCTGTGGACTAAGACCGTTTGGGCTTATACGGATAATACCAGCGAAACAGGGTATTCAGTCGCTAAAATGGGAAATAATGGAACAACAGGGCCGCAAGGTCCTCAGGGGAATACTGGACCACAAGGCCCTGCTGGAAGTAATGGTGACCCAGGTAAAGTTGTTTCTGATACTGAGCCGACCACTCGATTCAAAGGTTTGACTTGGAAATATTCAGGTACGACTGACCTTACAGCGAGTGATGGAACAGTGATTAAGCCAAATACAGAGTATTACTATAATGGCACTCATTGGGTGATTAACTATTTTAGTGTCAATAACTTTGCGGCTGAATCGATAACATCAGATAAAATTGATGGTAAAAATTTAACAATTACTGATGGTGAGTTCATTAGCAAAACAACTAATGGTCCAGTTACAACCTCTACTGAAATTAAAGATAATCATATTGCAATTTCAAAGACAGACGGAACTGTTAATACTAGAAATGATATAGCGCTTGATTCTGAACAAGGACTAGCTCAGAAATTTACGAACATTAATACAGGATTCTACAGAACAGCTGGGATTAATTATCAAGGTCCATTCACAAGTGACTCAGATGGAAACTATGCTCAACTTACACCTCAAGGCACGAAGTTATCAACTGATGTTCCTTGGACCAAGCTTAGTTTAATGAATAATTTTAATGGAAATATTGAGTATGCGATTATCAATGGGACTGTCTATATATCAGCATCAGGAGTTGGCGTACCAGCAATGACTGCTGGTCAATGGAAGCAAGCGGCTCAATTGCCAACAGGAAGTTCAGCAATTCCAATTAGAGCAAATCGAATTGCAGCAGGAGATAGTGGAGATGGTCTAAGTTGGGCATTGCTTTCTAATCAGGCTGGAGGAATATTCATTCGATGCAGTGCTAATAAAGCACCAACACCTAACTTATTCAATGCCACATTACCATATCCAATAGGATAAAAGGAGGAAAAATGGAAAAAGTCAATACAACGAATACAACAACTGACATCTTTGTCGGTGAAAAGAATGTGGGTAATTTTACTCTCACGACGTTCGACAACGGAACAATGAATGCAAATTTCATGATTAATGACCCTACAACATTTCATGGCACGCCCGAAGCAGCTCAAGACATAGCTAATTTAGTTAGTTCAGCAGTCAATCAGTCTAAAGCTTTGTTGGCTGATTTTGAAGCTAGTAAAGAATAGAAAGTAGGGGTTATGGAATTAGAACAACTTGTGGAACAGCACGAGGACAAACTCAAGCGGCATGACAAGGAATTATCCCGGCTTAATGATATGTCAGTTGAAATGCAAAAGCAGATGAATGATGGCTTGACTCGTGTGGATGAATCCAATCGCTTTTTAAGAGAACAGAATACTCGACAATCTGAACAGAATGCTCAAATACTACAAGCAGTTATCAAAGGTAATGAAAGTTCAGACGAACATCAGTTTCAGTTAAAATTACTTGATAAAACAAACTTTTGGAAGTTGACGATTGGAATCGGCGGTTCTGCAGCAGGAATTTTTGTAGCATTAACTGAAATAATCAAAGTAATTTTTAAATAAAGGAGAAAGAACATGAAAACAATTGATAAAGGCACACTTACACGTACAATCTTACTTGTATTAGCGTTAGCTAACCAACTTTTAACAGCTTCAGGACACTCTGTAATTCCAATAGATGATGCCACAGTAACAAATATCATCTCAACTGGTTTCACCGTAGCAACTGCACTCGCTTCATGGTGGAAGAATAATGACTTCACTCATGCAGCCAAAAAAGGAACTGAACTTACAAAAAGTTTGAAAAATGGCGATAGTGTTCAAGTGGTTAAAGCTTCTGATGCTGACCATGAATTCACAGAAGGAGGCGAATAATGTCAAGTATTGAAAATATGATTGCTTGGATGCAGGCACGAAAAGGCAGAGTAACTTACTCAATGACTTCACGAATGGGTCCTAGAAGTTATGACTGCAGCTCGTCAGTATTCTTTGCAATGATTGCTGGTGGTTTTCTGTCAGCAGGTTCAATGGGAAATACTGAAACCTTGTTTGGAATGTCAGGAACAAAACTGAAAGAAATTAGTCGAGGAGAAGTGCAACGTGGCGATATTTTCATTTCAGGCACTCCAGGAGGTTCGGCTGGCTCTGACGGACACACCGGTATCTTCCTAAGCAATGGCTCATTCATTCACTGCTCTTACACTCACAATGGAATTGCGGTTGATACGAATGATGCTTATATGAGTACAAGATTGCCACATCACTTTTACAGAATTGTTGGTTCAGGTTTAGCAAATACTGACAGTAAGCCTCAAATGGTTACATTAAATGTCGATGGTCAATTTGGAAATGCGACCGCTAAACGATTGCAAGAATATTTTGATACAGCTGGTAAAGATGGAGTAATCAGTCACCAGTACAAACAAACCTTTAACCAAAATATTTATGCTGCTCAGTTTGATTCATCGCTGACAGGTTCAAACGTGGTTAAAGCATTGCAAAGATTCTTAGGCATTGGCCAAGACGGACTGTTTGGCCAAGGTACAATTAAAGCACTACAAAAACATCTTGGAACGACGCAAGACGGAACTATCAGCCCAGTTTCTGATTCTGTGAGAGAATTACAACGTCGATTGAATGCGAATAAACTGTAAGGATAAACTATGGTAAAATTTTTCCAAAGAGTCATTGAATTGCCTGACATGAAACTATTTTTAGATTATTTGTGGGTATGGCTGATTATAGTTGTAAGTCTGATTATCTAGGCTGAATTAAATAGTAGAAAATAAATTAACCCTCGCATGCATGCGGGGGTGTTTTTTTGTTATAATCATCTATAGTATGAATAATATAGAATCAGTTTATCTTAATATTTTAAGAGGAGTAAAAAATAATTTGACAAATATAATCCATTATATTCAACCGAATATAAATATTGGAGATGTTTTAAGTACTACTATAGCTTTGTTTGCCCTATGGTATACAATCCATAGTACAAGGGATAACCAAAGGAAGTCAGTATTACCTTATATGACTCTTGAACAAATTCGTTCTACTGTGACAGTAGATGGAATAGGGCACAACACAACTGTTGTGGATACGACTTCAGATTATAAAGTCAGAGTTACTAAAAATAAAGAGTTAAAAGGGATAGAAGTTTGGGGTGAAGAGGAAAGAAAATTGATTATAAATGAAAAATCAGAAGGAAAAGGAGCTTTGTCTTATGGTTCAATTAACTTTCCTAGAAGTTTTAAATTAATTAACACTGGAAAAAATACGGCAATCTCCTTTTCTCTCATTGTTGGTAAGAAATCAACATATGTAAAAAATATAGCGGTGAACGAGGAAAAAATAATATCAGTTTTACTAGAAGATGAAAATTCTACATTTAATCTTTTGATTAAATTCAAAGACATTTATGGAAATCAGTATAAAGAAAAAATTGAATTTTACAGAGGCAGGATGTTTCTACATTTAGATTTAAAAAGGATTAGATTTTCTAAAACAAAGAGTATCTTTATGAAATGGAAATCAAGACTTAAAATCAGGAAGCAAGCACGAAATGAAAAAAATAAGCTTGACAAATAGTTGATGTGTTATAATTAAAAAGTCTTAAACCTGGGTGTCAGCAATCTGCTGGCATTTTTTAACAATAATCACTATATATAATAGTAGAAACTCCTTAAAAGGAGTTTTTTAGTTACCTTAATTGAGATGTTAATTGTACTAGCTATTATTAGTATTTTAATATTACTATTTGTTCCAAATTTAATTAAAGAAAAATCACAAGTTCAAAAAACTGGAGAAGCGGCAGTTGTAAAAGTAGTAGAAAGTCAAGCTCAACTTTATGAATTAGATCATGATGATGAGAAGCCGAGTCTGCCAGAATTGCTCAGCGCTGGGATGATTACTCAAAAACAAATTTCTGCTTACGATAATTACTATGATCAGAACAAAAATGAAGAACGAAATTTTAATGACTAGAGCATTTACTTTACTAGAGTCTCTTCTAGTTTTGTTGATTATTTCTTTTATCACAACTCTTTTTTCTTTAGAAATAATACAAACAGTCCATCTTTTTAAGGGAGAACTGTTTGTTCTCCAGTTTGAAAATTTCTATAAAAGGAGTCAAGAAGATGCTGCACTGCTTCAAAAATCTGAAAGTTTAGTTGCTAAAAATCAAGAATTAATCTGTGAAGATAGAAGTATCACAATTCCAAAGGAGGTAGCAGTTAAAGATTTTACAGTTAAATTTGATGATAAGGGAGGGAATTCTAGCTTACAAAAACTCACAATTTTTTTACCTTACGAAAAAAAGTTCATCACTTATCAATTGGAGATAGGCAGTGGAAAATTTAAAAAGAAAATCAGTTAA